ATAAAATACCAGCCCCATGTAAAGCTGATTGAAAAGAAAAAAGGAAAGTTAAAATGAAATGAGCAGAATTTATCATTAAGTTTATTCTGTATCGGATTGCAACCAATCACACCCTTATACTCTGTCCAGCCGGTACAGTTATGCTTAAATAATGTTTTAGGCGGTTGAAAGAATTTATATGATGTCCAACCTCTTGGGATATAGCTAAGAGGCCACATCCAGTCGTTATGATTCTTTCTCATGTGTGGCGGCAGTGCCGAGTTTGGCATAATTTCCTCATATTAAAAAATGATTAAATTCAAAGTGCATATTATCCTTCGTTACCCTTACTGAAAAATCACCGCCCCATGCAAAGCCGCCTTCCTTAAATATCTCTATAACTCTTGCGGGCGGTTTATTATCACCGCCATAAGGATATTTTAACGGGTTGAAATCTATTGCACCACCGTAAGCATGAAAACTTAAAGGGTTCGCCGGATTCCATGAGATATGCCTTGCACAAAATCCGCCGCCGCCTGTTAGATCAAGCTCATCCTGTAATCCCTCAGCATATATCTTTGCAAATACATAAGCGGTCTGCGGGAATATTAATTTATGCACCCATACTTCTGTCGTGCCAACTCGCAATAATTTAATATTATCATTCCGCCAGTTATCAATTATGCGTATGCGCCCGCCGGCTATTTCTTTATATTCAAACTTACCGAAGATGTTCTCAACCTCGTTATTTTTTAAAAATTTAGTATGTTTATTATTGGATAGAATTGTCAATATTTCGTTAATTTCAGATTCAATTAAACTGTGCATTTCTCGCACTTCCTGAAAACTATGTCTTATGCGCTCAATCTGATTTTTCATTTCTTTTCTTCCCGCCGATGTCCTCTTTTAATTTAACCATTTACTTTTATTAATTTATATGTTATACTGTATTTATGAAATACAAAAAAACCTGTAAGGTTTGTAATAAAACATTTTATGTCTATAAATGCAGAATTAATATTGCAAAGTATTGTAGTTTGAAATGTCTTGGAATTTTTAATTCTATGCAACCGCCAGAAAAAAGTTCTAATTGGAAGGGTGGTAGGGTGTATCATAGTGATGGATATATAATGGTACTTGTTAATAAAAAATATATTCTTGAACATAGATATATAATGGAAAAATTGGTTAATAGAAAACTTAATAAAGGTGAAATAGTTCATCATATAGATGGTAATAGAGAAAACAATAATAAAAACAATTTAAAACTTATGTCTAAATCCTATCATAATAAATTAACAATGGTCAATAATCATAAAAATCATAAAATGCCATATAAGAAAACAAAATTAAAAAGACCCGAAATAAATAAAAACACAATTATTCCCTATGTAAAAAGAGGATATAGTTTTGGTAAAATTGCAAAAATATTCAATACCTACAGAACGTTTATCTCTCGGCGTTTTTATTCTTAATAATATCATTTATTTTCCCGAACTTTAATTTTACAAAATTCACAAATATAACCCACGATTTGCCCTTTTTCCCAAATAACGCCATAATCTTTTTCAGGTTTATCAATGTCAAACCAGTACCAACATTTGCGGCAAAGTTGATAATTCATTATTTTTTATCATCTTCAATTACTATTACATCCCCTGATTCTAAATCAATTTCAACCTTCTGCCCTTCTTGTATTATAATACATTCGTCTTTATAAATATTCGGCTCTCTCGGTTCAGGATTGCCGAACATTAAAAAGAAACAGGTAAACATTATTGTTACGCCGATTAATTCCATGTTATAAATTCCTACGCATAAGGATATACTGAAGTAAATGTAATTATTGCACCATAAAAAATAATTTCATCTGGTGCATCATTCGGGTCTAAACTTAATTCAATCTGATATGTGTATGCAGAATTATCAATAGTCGCAGATGCTATACTGGTATCTTCAACTGTATGATTACCAGCAGATGAATTGCTATGGGCAGTTGCCATTTCAGTAACGCCAGCTATACTGCTAATCCTATTTAATGTTGCATTACCGGCTGCCGCCGCATCGCTTCTATACCAATGTACTTTGAAACTTGTTATTATTGCTCCATGTGGTAAATGAATTGGTACAACAAAATTTTGGGCAACGGTTGCACTTCCGGGATATACTCGACTATTAACAAGTGACCAAAGTTGATCTTCGTCTTTTGGTAAAATATCACTGGGAGCAACTGAGTAATATCTTGTTACAGGAGTGGCCAACAAAACAGATGCGCTTAATTTAGCAGTAACAGTTCCATCATGATCGTGTTGTTCAATATCATCAATTAATGCGTTATTGTGAGCAGCAAGAATTTCATCGCCTCCATTTACATCACTTGCATTAAGAGCCATTTGATTTATTCTCCTTTTCTTTAAATAATATATATTCTAAAAGATTCGTTGAACCGACTGGCAGATTTGCAAAATACCATGCCTCAAAATCTGCTCGGTCAAAATCTTTTAATGCTTTAATCATAATTTCAGCTTGCTGTGAATAGTTTAATTTCATTTTAATTTACAGTCAAAATTACTTCTACCGTAAGTGTTTTTGTATTGTCCTTTGTTAAGTCAATATTTGCGTGCTCCATTAAAGTACCGCTATCTGCCGCCGCTGTTGCCGCCTCGCCAAACAAGCCGAATTCTTTTAATGCTCCGTTGCTTTCAGCAGTAGTAAAAAATACCCTTAATGTACAAGTTCTTGACCCTGCAACATACGATGTTGAGGATAAAACTTTTCTTTTCAATTCCGTTCCCAAAACCGTATCGGTAACTGCAACGGTAGTATTATCTGTTCCACTTGCGCCATACGTTATTTGCGATTCGTTTGCTAATAAAGCTATCCCAGCCAATCGCCGAGATATAGCAACCTTACCAGCATTTGTTATAAGATTTTTATATTCTTTTATTTCCTTCTTACCTGTCCGCACATCTTCAAGCGTACATCTTACAATACCTGTAATTTTTAATCCTTCATTTATTTTCTTATCCATATTGCGATTCATTGTAAACTCCTTGTGGTACACCGCCCGGACCATATTCAAACGGAGGCGTATATTGCGTTAAAGAAGGCACTCCGTCTGTTACCGTAACATTATCAATCCCTGTAATGACTGCCAGCTCATCAAGTATTTCGTCTGTCCGTATCTCACCCTTCTTTAAATCATCAAGTATTTTTATAAGCAACCAAGTAAATCCCTGTTTTAGTGTTGCAAAGGTAACATGATATAATAATTCACCGCCGCCAAGAGCTTCAATTTCAACTTCACGTATCATATAATATTCATCAATATTCCTATCAGTCAAATCAATATGCACACGCTGTCCCGTGCGCCAACCAGCATTGTATGATGTAAAAGAACCCTCAACAATCTGATATGCGTATTCGTTAAGTTCTGCCTGCCCTCGTTCCCGTGCTTGTTCAAGCGTGGCAATCTTATCTTCTTTAATATATTTTTCATGTATTCCCTCCCCGCCTTCTGCCGCCGCACATATCGCTTGACTTACGGTATCCTGTACCATAGATAAAATAGGAGCTTCATATTTATATTTCATTATAACCGCTTCAGCACCAGCCATAACGATAGTATCAACCTTTAATAATTTTTCATTATAATTTAATAAAAAATCATGCCCGCCAGCGGCGTCTACAAATTCAATGCCGATTGTTTTTGCAACCCCGCCAACCTTAACAGATATTTCATGCGGGAAATATACTATCGGAAATTCTGTCTGTCCCGCAACCGCCGTGATAGTATCCTGTGTATATTCATTTGATAAATAATACCCGCCACGTACCCATATTCTATTAGCAATCTGCGTATTATCAGGCGTAATAATTAATTCAGTAAAATGTGTGCCGTTATCAAGCAATTCAAAAGGCGCATCATTCGTTTCAATCGGGAAAAAATGTATATCCTTATCATAATCAACGTACCAATCATATCCCGTTAAATCGGCTATTTCATCAAAACATTCAGATATATATTGATAATTGAATTGTACCCTGTCCAGAGTCTTGCCCGGATTCTCTACATTCGTTACCGTGAACCCGTCGCAATACCGTGTTATTAAATCATTGACAATATAATATAATGATTTATTATCATACGTTTGTACTGCCAGCCGCTTGTCAAGGTCAACCTGCCAATCAGTACATTCAATAGTAAATATAAATTCTGTGCCAGATAATTTTTCAGCTTCAATCGTGACAATCCTGCCATTGAATATCGTTGTACCGTCTTTTATTACTTCAACTTCCTGCCCTTCTGCTGGTCTATTCGCCCATATATCATAGATAATAAATGACGCTGTATTAGCTTCTTTCGTCAATACATCATTGACAACTAATTCAGATACATTCTTTTCAACTGCATTTATTTCAACTACCAGAGCCATTAAATCCTCCTGCTCTTTTTAACTTTATTGAATATTGCATCACCGATTATCCGCCCGTATTCATTCGCTGTACGCCTTGATGATAATGCGGGTACAGTAACATATATATTGCCTGAACCGCCACCACCGTTCGGTATAACTGTTTCGCCACCGTGTACTATAGCAAGCTGGGGCTGTCCTATGCGCCCGCCTACAACACCGCCTTTATCAAAATTCTGTAAAGCATGAAGTGCGCCTATTGCAACCGCAAATTGTCCGATAATAACGCCTATCTGCCAAGCCGCCGCCCCCCATGTTGTTGCAGAATTAAATATCGCTTTTGCCAGAGCAACGGTTTTTGCCGCCGCTAATTCAACCTGTGATGTCATAATATACTGTTTCAATCTCTGCTTCATTGCCTCGCCGAATGCTTTAACACCTGTCCGCCATGTTAAAACTTCTAATTCGCCAATCATTAAAATACCTCTTGCAATAGCGTCGGCTGTCCGTGCATCTTCAATTCTTTTCGCTTCCTCGGCGGCGGCATGAGCTTTTTGTTGTTCGTCAATTTTAGCATTACGGAATGCTGTTATCGCTTCAAGCATGGTCATATCTATTTCTTGATCTTTTGCTTTTAGTTCATTTTGAATTTCTGATTGCTCAGTTAATACGGCAGTTTTTTCTTCTTCTTTTGCTTTAAATAATTCCCTCTCAAGTGTATTCAAATCCTCATATTTTTTTCCATAATCCATCATCTCGGTGCTCATCTTTCCAAATCCCTTGACGGATTCCTTCATTAATCTTATGTTAAATGTAAGCAATCCGAGAACACCTGCGCTTACATTTGCTATTGCTGTACCTAAAAGATTAAAGGTATCAACAACACCATAAATCGTTTTCATGAACCATATAAAACCAGTACCCGCTTTATTTATTGAATTATCTAATATATCGGTTTCATTAATTAGTCTGTTCATTTCTGGTATAATATTCGCTTTAATTAATGTAATGAAATTCTTTAATACAGGAAGTAATTTAAAACCTATATCTTCCAATAAATCGCCAAATATATTTTTTAATTGATTAACTGCGCCAAGGAATGTTTTTGCATTAGCTTCAGCCGCACCGCCGAATAATTTTGAAATATTATCAACCGCCATTTGTAATCTTTTCGTTGAACCAACGTCACCCTCAACTTGTATGCCGTATCGTGTCAAAGCGTTCGTTGTACTGCCGACTGATTTTGCTACTAAATCAGCCGCCGCTGTTAAATCCATACCCTTTGCCGCCGCTAAATCAAGCGTTGCTTTAGTTAACTTATCAAGCATTGCGCCTTCAACACCGAAGTTAGTAAGCATTTTCTGTACGCCGAGAATCGCTTCATCACCATATTCAGTCATCGTTTGAAGTGAAGCCGCATAATCTTTGTTATGCTCAAAGGCCGCCTTCGTGTATGTCCCGGCCTGTTGCATGGCCTGTGCAAGTGTCAACTCCGCCCTCTCTTGAATCCCTGCCGCCTGCGCCGCTTTATATGAAGCCGCCGCCAGAGCCGCACCCATAGCAATCCCGATTTTTGCAATATCATTTATTGCTTTACGGGCATTATCGAATCCCTTGCTATCTAATTTACTTCCGACGGTAACGAAAAAATTCCCTATTTCTGAAATTTTAATCACCCCTTTTTACTATCGTATAAACCTTGTTTTATTTTTCCTGCCAACCTTAAACCCGCTTATTCCCTGTAATTTTAATAACTCCATTTTGCTGTCAACTTTTAATTCCTTCTCATCTTTAAATTGCTTTTCAAAATTATTCCGTATCTCTTCAATCTTATCCTGCGGGATTCCGTGCATTGCTAATTGTATTAAATTCTTTTCAAGCTCTTCCCGTGCAACGATTTCCTGCATTTTATTAACCCATAAAATATCATGGTCAAGCACTTCTTCTATAGTATAATTTAAAAAATGCGCTAATCGCACGCATACCGTAATTAAACCACTGCTTTTTTCGGCAGTAGTAATGAGCCGATTCTTTGAATGTTTTTTTTTACGCCATCAATATTATAATTTTCTAATATATCCGCTATTATCTCAATGATAATAGGCATATTAATATTTGATTTTAAAAATTCAATATCATCTTCTTTTAAAATAATTGAAAATAATCTACACACTTCATCTTCGTTAAGCAATTCAAGAATACCTAAAATATCATCAGTATTTGATGTGCCTTTTTCGGTATTCTCTTTAATAGATTTTAATTTTTCTTGACTGGTAAGAATAGTTTTTGAAAAGAATCTGCCGATTTTAAACTCTTGCGTCAATGATAATCTGCCGACTTGATATTTCCTGTCGCCAATTACAACTTCTTTTTTGTCTGGTACTAAAATTAATTCATCATTCATAAGTCCCCCTTTTTTA